TTTGGTCCACTAAATATAAACCAACTAAATGCTTCAAGCTCATCTTTTAGATCTTTTTGAAATCCAAAGTTTAATTGATTTTTAATTGTATTAACTGCTTCTAATATTTGTCTTTGATTATCTACGCTATATTCTGCTTCTGGTTCCGGTATATATGCTGTAATTTTTGCCATTATCTTCTTCCTCCTGCTTCAATATCTAATCTTAGAGTTCCATATCTCCAAGTTTCATTTACTGCATCATTTTCAATTTTTAAACTCACTTGTCTTCCTCTAACTCTAGTATCTACTTTATCAGTTGATGAAGTAATAGTAAAGGGTCCGGTAATTAATGGAGGTGTTGTAGAAGGTGTTGATTCACTATTTGCTGGATAATCTCTAAAGAATAAAGTTATTTTTGCATTACCTTCTAAGCTTTTAAAGTCCGGAATAAATCTTTTAACACGCATAATTAACTGACCATCTCCACCTAAACCTTGTTCTGATATGTCATAATCTCCAGATTTAATATAAGCAGCAATAGCTGTTGCATTGCCACTTGCATCTACTTCATTAACACCCGTTTCTTGTGCCCAGTATTTAGATGAACCATAAGTATTAGTTACACCATTAATAGTAGGAAACGTTGGTGTACCATTTGTGATATATTGTGTTGCATAAGGTAAATCAAAAGTAACTGCATCATTATAAGTTGTTCTAGCTAAAGATCCAACTGACCAAGTATTTTCAACAAAGTTATAAACTACATTTCTATCTAATTGAGTTGATCCTGATTTTGCGTAATTCCAACCAACTTCATTGTATAAACTATTGTGATATGCGTAAGTAATTTGACTTGCATCATAATTAATTCCTAAATTATCTCCATCATTTGTAAATACAAAATCCTCAACTAAAGAAGGTAATTGTTTAACAGTACCATCAAATGCAAAAAAACCACCACCAAAGCCCATCCAAAATACTGCTCCTTGTGCAAACACCATTGCATGTTGACCAATACATCCGCAGTTTGTACCAACTTGCCTTATTGAGAATGTAAATGGAGGACCAACAAATTGAATTGTATACGCTGCTTGATCTGTAAGAACTAAAACATAATCTTTACCTTGAACAGCTCCGATAATCTCGTTTCCAGTATCTAGTCTAAAAGTTCCCGCAGTGTTTGTAACCGTTGGATCCCAAGTATTAATATCTTCTTGATTTGAGAATCTTATAAGCATTGGATCTTGAGTAGATGAGTTTCCAATTGCAGTTTCAGTTCCAAATAAAAATAAATGTCTATCTCTATCTGATACAACAGAACAAATTGAAGTTGTTGGAGCATTTGCAACTATCGTAGCTCTTACACTTAATCTTCCTGCAGCAGATGGATCCCAAGTATAAGTTGATCCATTCTTAACTGTAGCAACTAGAATCTGACCATAATTATCTAGTGACCAGGAACCTGGTGCAAGTGTAACACCTGCAGTATTTGATTCCTCTCCCCAATCAACCCAACTTGTTGCATTAGTTACTACCGCATTATCTAAATGAGATGCAGCTGTTGATCCATTTGCACCTCTAACACAACCTGTAAAAGTAGTTGGAGTTACTCCAGTGTAAGTAATTAATTCTGAATCAATATCTATTCTTCCCGTAGCTGGAAATCCTGTTGTTGAATCAACTGTAATAGTTGTAACAGAATTATTGATTGCTCCATTTAATTGATTTGTAACTGAAGTGGGAATTGTTCCACCCCAATATCCTGTACCGTAACCAAATGCAGGAGTTTGAAATGTTGGTCCTATAAAAATATATGGAGTTGTAGTTAAAGATCCACCTGCAGTAACACCGGTGCCTGTCTCATTAGATGGCATTGTAACTGTAAAAGTTGAAGCTGTTGGAACTGTTTTAACTTCAAAAGTATTGGTTGTAAAATCTGCTGATGTATAACTTGTAGTAGGTGCTCCTGGTGTTGTGACACTTGTAAAGATAATATAATCACCAACCTCTAAACCGTGCGATGTTTTATTAATTGTAACTGTTGCTGAACCAGTTGTAGATGTATAAGTGCAAGATGTTAAAGCTGTTCCAAGTGGCGTAATATCAAAAAATTCTTGTTCGTAATAAATAACTAGTAATTTTGAAGTACCGATGGCTGCATATTTTTTACCATCTAATGCAGTCCAAGTATGCTGGTCGCGCGCGGGACCTGCCAAGGTGCTAGCAACGAGTTGCTGGAAACCACCTATTTTTTGTGGTTCACCATAACGAAATCTTATATTATCACCATCAATCCATTGCCCTTCGGCTCCGGTTGCAGTTTGTTGTTTATTGAATCCTGGCTTAAATTGTATTTTTTGCAATGGCATAATCTTTCATTATACCTGTTTTATTAAGTTAATCTATATATTTAGTTACTTATAGAAATATTAAAAGCTATTGTTATTCTATTTTTATTAGACTTTTTAACATGTGGAACTGAATGTTCTAAGTAAGCAGGAAAAATTACAAGATCATCTTTTTTAGTTGCATATTTAAAATTTTTAAACATCCAAGCGTTATGAGGAAGCCGATAGTTAATTTTTGAAAAAAGTGAAGTTCTATTATCTTCTATGTAATTACATAAATACTGTGAATTACCATTATAAAATAAAGTAGAATTATTTATTACATCATCATATTGAACATAATGAACCGCTGAAAAATCACAATCACGATGTACGTGTGGAACCATATATTGATTTTCCTTCATACAAGTATAATTAACTATTTCATATTTATATGAGAAATTATCTATAAAAGACATTTCATTTAAATAAAGTTCTACATGTTTTTTATAGATAGGTAATAAACTTTTATAATCAGGTTTTAGAAAATCATTATTTTTATCATCATAAGAATGATGCATAACACTCGCTAGATCTCCTTTTGAATCCCATGCATTTCTAATAGGATCTTTTTTAAAATTTTTTTCTATTGTAGATATTATTTTTTTTCTTTCATATTTTTCATCTTTTAATGAAGCTCTATATACGGGAAACCCAAATAATTGTTCTATCATTTAAAATCTTGTATTAAAAGAAAAAGATATTCTCTCTTCTTTTGATAAATTAGGTCCAACTACATGTTTTAACCAAGATGGAAAAATGTACATTACATTTTCTTCAGAACATAAATTCCACGTCTTACAATTATAATTATTAAAATTATTAAATAAAGAATCTGGAATATATTCATCTATACTAAAATCATTAATGAAAGCAATGTTACCAGAATTTTTAGGTACCTTTACATAAAAAACACCGGATAGAATACTAAATGGATGATTATGTGTTAGATTAAAATCTTTATATCTATTAATGTTTGCCCAAATATTACTTACTTGCAATTCATTTTTAAAACTATAAAGTTCTTTAGCAGTTTTGTTAATATATTTATTAATTTCTTTTAATAACGGTTGTATATTTTTATTATTTAAATCTATATTTTTACTTTGAAAACCACCAATATTACTTAATTTATTTTTTTCTTTTGTTTTTTCCAATTCAAAACAAAAATTAGATAGGTTTTTTAAATTTAGATTTAGTTCTATTCTAGTAACTGCTGTTGTAAAAGCATTAATGTGATCTATTTTCATTTTTTAAAATTATTTAAATGGGTACCCCAAAAACCATACAACTAAACTATATCTTTTTCCTTTTTTAACAGGAGTGATTCTATGATAAATATTTGATGGAAATACAAGTATACTTCCTTTTTCTCTTATTTCTTTTACAGTTTCAATATTAGGTTTTCCATCTTCTCTGTTTCTATAATCAAATTGAAAATCTCCACCTGAAAAATCATCTTCATTAGATAAACAAATACTCATAGATAATTTCCTAGTTTTTCCTCTAAAATTTTCAAACTTATGGTCCATAGGATAAGGTTCTGAAAAATTATCACAATGCCAATTATAATGATTATTTTTTTCATATATTGTAAATTGGCAAGCTTCTGACCAATCATACTCAAAATTCCATCCAGCGTTTCTATTTGCTGTATTTAAAAATGGATTGATTAAATCATATATTTCTTTTTCTTCTAACCAAACTATTCTTGAATTTCTAATTTTCTTATTAAGAATTTTATTTTGACTACCTGTTTTTGCGTTTAATTTTTCTTTAGATAATCCAATATCTATTATTTTATCACAAATTTTAGGATCAATAGCTTTTTTAAAAAACCAATAATAATTTTTATACATTCTGTATTACTTCTATCAAAAATTTAATATAGAATCAATTGTCTATAATAAATTATTTACCCAAAAACCTTCACCAGTAGTTAAATCAGTTATATTCCATTTCCAGTCTCCTGGTGTTTCTGGCTTAGGAACCGCTGGAATATAAGTATATGTAGCTTCTTCAAATACCCAACTTGTATATTTCTTTTCAGGTATAAAAGCATTTAAACTAGTGTCATAAATTCCACCAATTTCTGCATAATTTCCTCTAAATGCTTTTGATTGATCAGATGCTAAAGTATTATCAGTATTATAATATTTTCTTCCTTTAGTATTATAAGAAGTTTGTTTATAGTCACAGTTAGATACTTCTTTATCATATAATTTATGACAAAAATCTATTCCTTTTTGTTCATTCTCTAATCCGTTTTCATCTAAAATATCTTTATTAGATATAACAAGAACGTTTAAAACTTTATTATTTGAATCTAATCTTGCAAAATGTGCCATAATTTTATTTATATTTATACCTAACGATTACAATACCGGATCCTCCAGATCCTCCAGGTTGAGAACTTCCTCCACCTCCTGCACCACCTCCAGTGTTAACTGTCCCTGGTTGTCCTGCTGTACCACTTGGTCCTCCATTTCCTCCACCACCAATTCCTCCTGATCCTCCTGATCCACCAATTCTACCTCCTCCACCTCCTCCAGCATAATATGTTCCATTAAGCCATTGAGTTCCTGCTCCTCCAGCAGCTCCTGATGGAGCACTAGTTCCTGATGCAGAAGCTCCTCCGCCTCCTCCAGCTAATCCATTTCCACCACCAAAAACTGTACCAAAGCCACCACCATTTCCTTCAGATGGAGAATAACCACCTTGATTACCACCTGCGCCAGGTGCTTGGTGACCTCCGCCACCTCCTGATCCACCAGAAGTACCTGGTTGAGCAGCACCTGTACCACCTACACCACCACCAGTAGAAGGATTACTAAAAGCTGCAGATTGTCCTCCGCCACCTCCAACTGTAATAGCATATGTTGTAGCAGAAACAGTACCTGTTAAACTTCTATAACCACCGGCTCCTCCACCCCCACCAGCAATACCACCTCCATTTGCACCACCAGCAACTATTAAATATTCAACTGAATTTCCATATGTTGGATCTGATCCTAATTTAGTAACAACAAAATCTCCTCCTGAAGTAAATTCGTGATAAGTGTAATCTCCAGATGTTGTAACTGTTCCACCTGTAGCTAACATGAAAGGTGAAGAACCTCCTCCAAATCCAAAACCGTTAGCTGATGCGGCTCCTCGTGTAGATAATAAAGGCATTCTTTCTACTCCTTATTTAAATTGCGTTAATGCTGCTAATATTGTGTAAGTTGATGCTGCTGTTTTTAATGCTGTATAAACATATACATCATTAGATGAAGCATTTCCAGTTGTTGGAGCAGTTCCACCTTGATAAACAACTGTAACGTTTGTAGATGTACCATCAACTAAAACAGATGTATTGTAATATGTAGTGTTGCCTTGTTTTGTGATTAATGCAACTGTTGCAGATTCTCCGGTATTTAAAGTTGCGTTTAATGCAGTGGAAGCATTTCCTCTTAAATTAACTGTAAAGTTTGCACCTAAGTCAACATTTTGAAAATAAACAGCTTGAGTAAGTACGTCGTATGTAAATGATGTTATAAAAGTTGTAGATATAGTTGCATTTTCAAATACACCAAATATTTTAGATTCACCATTTAATGTAATTCTTCCAAGATCACCTTTTGGTGTTAATGTTAAACCAACATTTGTATCACCACCTGTTGCAGAAATAACTGGACTTGATCCAGCTGCAGCGTTAGCTATTGTAATTTCATTTGTAGCTGATGCAGTAGTTGTAAATTTAATTTGTTCATTAGCATTTTCATCTATAATTCCATATGTATTTCCAACTATAATATTTTTTGAATTTGTACTTAAGTTTGCTGCAAGTGTTGGAGTATAATCATTAGATAATTTTCCAATGTTAGAATCTACAACATCTGTTCCATTTAAATATAAAATTTTTGTTCCTTTATCTGTTGCAGAAAAAGTAACACCTGTTTGACCTTGAATTAATACTGTAACAGTAAAGGCACCTGATGTGCTGTTTCTAATTACATAAACTTTATTTTTAACGCCAGAAGCAGTAGTTATCGTTACTGTTCTATTTCCTGTAATTGCACCTGTTAATTCTATAACAGCGTTTTTACCATTTGAGGTTAAACCATTTGTAAAAGTTAAATCTGTATTTCCAGTAGCACCCGCAATAGATATACCAGAATAGCCTGCAATTGCTTGTTGAAGAATAACTAAATTTGTATTTGTAATATCACCCCATGTACCAGCGTTTTCGCCAGTTACTTGTATCTCTAGTTTGAGGTCTGTAGAATAACTTGATGCCATA